GAGGAAAGCGTTCCTTTACTTGCAGGTGCAGCTTTTGCACTCTTTATCTCTGGGCCACTGAGGGCAATGGGAGTTAGTTTTGCAAGTATGGGTATCTTATCAAAGGAAGCATCTGACCGGATAGTTGCGGATGTTGCAAGGCAAAGAGCAGAATTTGCAAAGGCTTCAGCAGAAGTACAAAGATATAAACAAATATTAGCTATGCCAGTTGGTGCAGGTGTATTAGCTGCGGGAGCAGCACCGGGTGCAAGACCTTTTGAAATGCTTGCAGCTGGAGGCGGTCTTGAAAAAAGACAGGTAGGAACAATAAAAGGACAGATTACAAAAGCAAAAAAGACACTAGCATCTGGAAAAGAGATAGGCGGAGATTTTGCAGGATATACCCTGGCCGACCTTGAAAGAACAGAAAAAGCTTTAGAGGGATATGACAAAAACAGCAAAATAGTAGCAGAAAACACAGTAAAAAATACAAATAAAATGAAACTTGGATATCAAGGAGTAAAAGCAACTGTGCAAAGTGCAGCATCATCAGTTGCTCGTTTTGCTTCTAGAATGTTAGTAGGATTTGGCTGGCTTGGTATTATTGTTACTGCAGGCTTGATGCTGAAAGATGCTCTTGGTTTTACAAAAGAATTAAGTGAAGGAGAAAAAGAGTCTAAAAAATTAACAGATAAAATAAAAACTTTAAATGAAGAATTATACAAATTTGTTGAAGTACAAAAAATAATTTTTGAAGATGGACCAACGACTGCGGCATTACAAAATCTTGGAAAAGGAATTGCTTCACAGTCTGCTAATCTTAGTGCAAAACAACTTTCAGATACTCTTGCAACTGCACAAGCAGCACGGGCAAGAGGTGGTATTACTCAATCAGAATTTGACAAGATAAAAGAAGCCGGACCTGGAGTGATGGCCTTTGGAGTAGAAGCAGCAAAAGGAAGACAGAAAGTAAGAGCAGCTAAAGCAAATGTTTTAGGAGCAGACGATCAAGCAGCGGTAGAATTTATAGAAAGACAAAAAGAATCTGTTGCATTATTCCAAGAACAAGGAGCACTACTTGGTGTAAACTATACAGAAGCGACTGCATATGCAGAGGCTTTGAAAAGTGGTGATCCTGCTCTTATTTCAGAAACAAAAGCTGAATTTGAAGCATTGGGCAAAGGAATGGGACAGTTGAACAGATTACAAACTGATTCAGAAAGTGCAAGTAAAAGATTATTTGCAGGATTTGCTCCCTTGACAAAAACGGAACAAGCAATGCAAACTCTAAATGCAGAGTTATCTAAACTTAATGAAATTCAAGGAGATCCTTCCGCCAATCCTTTTGTAAGAAGATTAACAAAAGAGCAAGCAGAACGCCAAGCTCAACTAAAAAAAGAACTAGCAGTTATGGAGGAAATAAATACTGCGGCTGCTAAGCAAGCACTGACTGAAGCAGAAAGAAACACTGAAATGCAACAAGCACTTGCCATCGCAGTTCCTGCTCAGAGAGAGATTGCAGTAGCAAAAGTAAAAGAATTACAAACGGGAGATAAAATAGCAGCAAAAAATCAAGAAATAGCAAATATTAATAAAGCGGTTGGACTACAAGCAGAGGGTATAACAACTACACAAAAAAATCGAATAGCATTATTACAAGAAGAAATAAAAGGATTGAGAATAAAGAAAAAATTAGACTCAGAGGAAGTAGTAACAAAAACACTACTACTTAATATTGAACTGCAAAAAGCAAAGCTTGCAAAAACTAATCAGATAACTAATGCCGAGCAAGAAGTTAACAATGTTGTTATGAAAGGTATCTCAATAAGAAAAGAAGCACTTAGACTACAAGAGCAAGAAGAAAGAGCAAAGATAGACAGAACAATTGCTGATATGGAAAGAAACGCTCCTCTTAATACAAAAGCAATCGCTAGAAAAAGGGCAGAGCTAGAACTCAAGCTTCAAAACGACTTAAAACAAGCTCGTTTAGACGGAATTGAAGAGGAGAAAAAGGCAAAGACAGCTGCTTTAGATATTGAATATGCACTACTTGATGCAAAGCTACTACTTCTTGAAGGCGAGATGAAAAGACTTGCTATAGAAGAAAGACAATTAAAAGCCAAAGATCCTACATATGATAGCCAGGAGGGAGCTGCTACAGCCGCTGCAAAGTCTATAGCTGGTATACGAGACAGATTGCCTGGGATGAAGACAGCTCAACAAGCTAATATTGATAAAGAAGCAACTTTAGCAACAGATAAGGTTAACGACGATATTCAAAAGGCAGAGGATGCAAAAAGAGCTTTAACTGAAGCAGAAGAAAAAGCATTGGAATTTGGAAAGACAATGCAAAGTAGTATGGAAAGTGCTTTCATGGCAATGGTTGATGGGTCAAAGTCTGCAAAAGAAGCATTTACTGATATGGCTCAACAAGTATTAAAAATGATTGCAAAAATGATTATTGAAATGCTTGTACTGAAAGCTCTTCAAGCAATAGGTATACCTGGATTTAGTGAGGGTGGAATTTCTGAAAAAGCAAGAGGTGGAGGCATGTTTAGTGGAGGAAATAGACTACCTGGATATTCTAGCGGTGGAATAGCAAGGGGAAGGCAAGGTGGTTATCCTGTAATGCTTCATGGTACAGAAGCAGTAGTTCCTCTACCAAATAATCGAGAAATACCGGTTGAAATGAAAGGAGCCGCAGGACAAGTAAACAATATTAGTGTAAGTGTAAACGTAGATGGAAATGGACAATCTCAAACACAAGCCAGTGGAACAGGCAATGAAACAATGGGTAAAGCAATGGGAGCAGCAATTAGTGCAGCGGTTGTAGACGAGCTTGCAAAACAAAAACGTAACGGTGGAATGTTAAGTCCCTATGGAGTTGCATAATGGCAAAGTTTGAATTTACAATACCATCAAATATAGTTTCTGGAGTTTCAAACTCTGCTACAGTTGTTACTGCTGATCGGGGACTAACGCGTAATGCAACTCAACGAGTTCTTGTAGCAAAGTTTGGAGATGGGTATGAACAAAGAGCAGTAGATGGCATTAATGTAAAAGATGAACAAATAAATATAACATTTAATAATAGAGCAGCTTCGGAAATAAACTTAATTGCAGCTTTTTTTGATGTAAATGCAGCAAAAAGTTTTGATCTTTCCATTTCAGATCATACCAGTACAAATTCAGTAATTAAAGTAGTTTGTGATACGTATAACTTATCTTACCCTAGAGAAACGATTCACAGCTTGTCTGCAACCCTTAGAAGAGTTTATGAGCCATGACACTAATAGAAACAGTTCAATTACAAGAGCTTGATAATGCTTTTATCGAACTTTTTGAGGTAACGTTAAAGGATGCAAATTCAACAACAGTTTATCTTACTAAAGGATTAGAAGAAGGCTCTCAGAATCTTTACTTTGGATCTGCTCCAACAACAGCAGATCCGACAGGTGGTGCAACTTTAAATGAATATATTGCAGTCCCAATTCATTTAGATGGAATAGGTTTTTCTAATGCAGGTGCAGCTTCAAGACCTACTTTGTCTGTTGCAAATATTGTAAGTCTAAGTAGAAGTATCGAAAACGATGGTGAAACAGAGTCAGAAAGTTCAAATGATGCAGATGAAACAAATGCTTCAAAAATACTAGACAGTGTTGGTCTAATTACAAATGATGATTTTTTAGGAGCAACAGTTGTATATAGATCAACTTTATTGTCTCATACAAAAAATGCAAGTGATAGTAATTTTGATGAATATACTCCAACAGCACCAGTTGAATTTCCCTCACAAACTTTTATTGTAGATAGAGTGATGGAAGAAAATACATTAATGGTGAAGTTTGAACTAGCTTCTCCGTTTGATGTCGAAGGAAAAACAGTACCAGCAAGACAGGCAGTTGGTAAGTATTGTTCCTGGGAGTATCAGGGAATCGCAGAAGGAAGACCTGGAGGATGTAGCTGGGAAGGCAATAGTGATGGAAGATGGTTTGATGTAAATGACAATGTAATTGATAGAAATAATACATCTTCATTTCCAACAAGTATTAATGAGCATAGTTTAACTCAAGCATATTCGGTGGGAAGTAGAGTATATAGTATTTTTAGACCCGCAGAAGATACTTATACATTTGATCCAGCGTCTGCAGTAAATACAACAAATAATACTATTGATATTACTACTGCAAACTTTGAAAACGGAACAGATGTAATCTATAATAATGGAGGTGGTACTGATATAGGCGGTCTTACAAATGGTACAACCTATATTATACTAAATGAAAGTGATACAGAGGGATTGCTTGATATCGATACAATTGGTTTAGTTACAAATGATACTACATTTACAAGTGAAACTTTAATTGATTTAACAAGTCAAGGAGCAGGATCATCACATACTTTGACTCGATCAGCAGGATTTGTAAAAATCTGGGAAGCTTTAGTAGCACACAATAGTGGAGGAACTTCCGCAAATGCAAAAGCTCCTGTTTATTCATCGGGCAAAGCTATAAATACTAGATTTTGGAAGCGTGTAGATGTATGTGGAAAAACTATAAATTCATGCAAAATCAGATTCCAAGGAAACAGAGTTGATGCTACACTAGATCAAAGTGTTCCTCTACCGTTTGGCGGATTTCCTGGATTATTGAGATTTAGATAATGCTTGATGAAATACAAGAGCATTTTGCGAAAGAGTATCCACGAGAAGCTTGTGGAGTTATAGCAATAGTAAAAGGAAGAAAAAAATGGTTTCCTTGTACAAATGTTGCAAAAGAAGATAGTAATTTTATACTTTCATCAAATGAATATTTTAAAATTAAAGTACAACATGATATTATTGCAATAGTACATAATCACCCTGATGGATCTAATAAACCTTCAGAAACTGATGTAAATAATTGTAATGCTTTAGGAATACCTTATTATATTTATTCATATCCAGAAATGGAATTGAATGTTATAG